CTATGCAGATCGGCGTAGATGATGAGTTGATTCAAAGTTCAGCGAACTTGTTGCTTACTTTTAAGCAGGTACAAAATCAGGTTGGTGAGAACAACAACATTTTTGATCAGGCAGTTATTTTGGCACAAGACTTAGGTAATGTTTTTGGTTCTGCTGACGCTGCAGCGATGCAACTTGGTAAGGCGTTAAGTGATCCTGAAAAGGGTATTACAGCGTTGCGTAGGGCTGGTATCAACTTTACTGAAGCGCAGAGGGAACAGATCAAAACTTTGGTGCAGTCTGGTGATGTGTTGGGCGCACAGAAGTTGATTCTTGCTGAGGTTGAATCGCAGGTTGGTGGTACGGCTGCTGCTACTGCTACTGGTTTTGATCGTATGAGGGTTGCTGTTGAAAATGTTTCCGAAAAGTTTGGCGCACTTCTGCTTCCTTATATAGAGCAGTTTGCAAACTTTGTCATTCAGAAGGTTGTTCCGTATCTAACGAAACTTGCTGATGTTATCGGTGAAAAGGGTGTCGGTGCTGGAATAAAAATGCTCGCAAGTGACTTCCTGAAACTCACAGCAAACATGGGTACTTTCGGTAATGTCTTACTTGGTTTGGTAACACTTTTCACTCTTGTTCGTGCCGTAACTATTGCTGCAACAATTTCACAAAACTTGTTCAATGTGGCTTTGTTAGCAAACCCAATCGGTATCACTATCGCTTACTTTATTGCGTTAGGTGTGATCTTGGCAGGCTTGTATATCAAGTTCGCTGTTGTCCGTGAAGCAGTGGGGATGATCGGTAGTGCGTTGAAGTTTGTGTTTATGAACACTGTCGCTCTCGTATTCAACTATTTTGTGACCATGATCAATGTTGCTATTACTGGCATCAACCTTTTGATTAAGGCAGCAAACTTTTTCGGTGCAGATATTGAGGAAGTTGGCAAACTTGGTTACATGGCTTTTACTGGTATTGGTTCGGCAGCCAAATCTGCTAAAGCCGAAATATCTGGTGTTGCAGAACGCACGGGTGCGATGGCTGCTAAAGAAGGTGGCGTACAGAAAGTTGTTCAATCATTAAAGGATGTCGCTAGTGCTGCTGGCTCAGGTAGTGGTGGCGCTGCGAAGGCTGTTGAAACGGCTGGCGAGAAACTAGAAAAATATATTGACAAGTTAAAAGGTTTAAGTTCGGCACAGAAGTCTGCTCGTGACGCAGATAAATCTTTGATGAAGTCTCGCACGAGTCTTTCTGAAGCAACATTAAAACTTACTGACGCACAAGCATATTTCAATCAAGTAGTTGGTGGTTATGGTAAGGACAGTAAGCAGGCTAAGGATCGTCAGGTGGCTTTGCGTAAAGCACAGGGCGATGTTGAGAAGGCTGGTTACGATGTTGAGGGTTCGGTGTTCGCTGTTACGGAAGCAGAAAAAGCGTTGGCTGATCTGCGTAAAGATCCTGAAAGTTCTGCGCAGGCTATTCGTGAGGCTGAGATTGACCTTGCTGAAGCAAAACTCGGTGTTAAGGATGCAACTGAGGCACAGGTTGAGGCAACCGAAGCACTTACTGAAGCAGAAACATTGTTGGATGAAAGTATTAATGGTGCGAAGGTTGGAAGTGACGCTTACACAGAGGCGTTAGATAAGTTGAATACTGCAAAGCAAACACAACTTGATGCAACTGATGCTGTTACGGATGCGATTGAACGCCAAACTGAAGCAGTGGATCGTTTGCGTGAAGCAGAAACTAAAGCCCAAGAAGCACGAACAGGTGTGAAGGCTGGTGATGCTTCGGCAGCAGAAGTAAAAGTTGGTGTAACGCCACCACCTGCAGCGACTTCGGGTGGTTTGTTTGGTTCGTTTATGGAGGCTGTGCGTAATTTGCATCCAAACGCATCGTCACTGAAATCTAAAACACCAGTTGCAGATTCTCGTTCAGCGTTCCCAAAACTTTATGCCCAATACAAGGCAGCAGGTTTAGCAATGGCGAAAGGTGGCATCGTTACGCAACCAACACAAATCCTTGCTGGTGAGTCTGGCGCAGAAGCAATCATTCCTCTTGATCGTTTCGGTGGGTTGGGTGGTCAAACAATTAATGTGACCATCAATGCAGGTATCGGCACGGATGCTTCTGCTGTTGGTGATGAGATTGTGAATGTGTTGCAACGATATAACCGTAGGAATGGTGCATTGCCGTTGAAGGTGGCGTAATGGCTACAACGATGGCTTGGGGTGAACAAATCCAAGTAATAATGGAACTTGGTTTCCCTGTAAATGTGTTTACACTTGACAGCCTTGAAAATGGCATTTTAGATGAGGATTTTCTTGAAGGAACTTTGTTAGGTGATGATGTTTCCGAATATGTGCAAAACATTTCTATTAGTCGTGGGCGTTCCGATCAATTACAAACTTTTAATGCTGGCACAGCGTCAATTACTTTGTTGAATAATGATCGCCGTTTTGATCCAATCAACGAGGATTCACCTTATTGGGATTCTGCAACCAACAAATCGGGTGTTACACCACGCCGTAAAGTAACTATCATATCTAACGGTGTAACAATTTTTGTTGGGCGTATCGCCGATATTGATGTTGTTTACGATCCTCAAAGACCAAATGCCACAACAGATAATTCTACGGTTGTGATTACGGTTGCAGATGATTTCGTGTTGTTAGCAAACACATATATTGGTAACGCAATTACTCCTTCACAAGAGTTGTCTGGTACACGGGTAACAACTATTCTTGATTTGCCCGAAGTGGCTTATCCTGCTACCCGTAATATTGATGCTGGTTCAGCAACTTTGGGTGGTGGCGCAACTTTTGAGATCGCAGCAAACACTAATGTTCTTTCTTATTTACAAAATGTGGCGTTGGCTGAACAAGGCTATTTCTTTGTCGCAGGGAACGGTGACATCACTTTTACGGATCGTGTGTCAGCATCATTTTTTACTGCGTCAGCAACTTTCAGCGATCAAGTTGGTACTGATCTACCTTACACAGGGCTATCAGTTTTGTATGGTCAAGAGTTTTTATATAACAAAGTTGTTGCATCCGTTGAGGGTGGTACAGAACAAACTGCTAACGATGTGACTTCACAAACCGAATATGGTATTTCTACTTTGAATCTGTCAGGGTTGTTGTTAAATAATGATGCTGCAGCAAATACTTTAGCAGTTGAACTTTTGTCAAGATACAAAGAACCTATATACAGGTTTGACAAACTACAAACGATCTACAATATGTTGGATGTAGGTGAGCAAACAGATGTAAACAATTTGGAGATCGCTGATGTTATTGAAATCACCCGAACCTATCCAACTGGTAGTCCTGCTTCGGTTACTTTGCCTTATAGTGTTGAATCTATAAAACATTCAATTACGCCATCAGATCATAGGGTTGAGATCGGTTTGGCTGTAGCAGATTTGCTGTTTGCATTTATACTGGATGACGCAACTTTTGGTATCTTGGACTCAACAAACGCACTCGCTTAGAGTGTTACACTAGGAGACACTATGGCGAAACAGACCTTTACAGCAAGTCAGGTTCTTACTGCAGCGCAGATGAATACACTGCAAACAAACGACTACAACCAAACTGTCTCAACTAAGACTGCTTCGTACACGCTGGTCGCTGCTGATGCTGGCACTAAAGTTGTGATGAACTCTGCAAGCGCAACTGCGATCACAGTGAACACTTCGCTGTTCACGGCAGGTGACACTCTGACGATCCTAAACATTGGTGCAGGTGTTTGCACGATCACGGCTGGTACAGCAACGGTTGCTTCGGCTGGCAGTTTGGGATTGGCTACTAATGCTGGCGGTACTTTATATTTTACTAGCGCAGGTGTCAGCATCTTTCAGACTGACACCGTGTCAATGGGTTTGGTCAAGGAGACGGGCGCAACTGCCTCTACAGCATTTACAGCTGGCACACCGCTTACAGTTTTAAGTCTTTCTGCAACAATTTACGCAGGCAGAAGTTACCAAATTTTCGGTAAATTAGATGTCCAATATTCAACATCTGCTGCAACTGGCGCCGCCTTGTTTGTGACTGCTAATTCAGTTAACCGTACTTTGTATTATCAAACAGAAGCCGTTCCAGCATTTTTTTGTCTTGGCGTCAGTGGGTTCGTATTAATGAGTGCAACAGAATTGGGCGTGACAAGTGGAAGTGCTTCCAAAACTTTTGAATTAAAATTTAAGAGTAGTGCTGCAGGATCATTAAACACTGACCCTGACGGGTTTATTTCTGGTGGATCATTTTCGCAACAACTTTTGGTGATAGATGTAGGCGCAGCATGATGATTGAATACAAGTATCTAATTTTGGCGTTTATGGAATTGTGCGGTGATAAACACGGTGCAACATTTCTTGACGAGAACATAGACACGCTACATATTGATGATAAACCTGCATCAGCAACTTTGATTCAAGCAATCAAGACTTTGGCACAGCAATACGCTGATGAAGCCTAAACGCTTATTGGTTAATCAATGTGCGTAATACTCGTTGGCTGGTTTTTGCGCCTGTAGCAATCTTGGCGTTATTCGCCCCACAAGCCAACGCTGAACCAGTAGCAGGATTACAAACCACTTACTACACGATTGACTCTGTACCACCAACACAGTCAGACAACATCTATACCGTTTGCGGTAGTGAAGTGGAAAACAACATCAACCGTTCATATGACGGTGAACCATATTTGGATTGCACGAACGATTTGTTTATGGTGCATATGTCTGGCTTCATTACTATTCCAGAGCATCAGACGATTGAGTTTTGGTTGGCTTCCGATGATGGTGGCACAATAGATATTGGTGGTAATGAGTGGGGCAACTGGTCTGATCAGGGTTGTTCTTGGATGGAGTCTGGACAGATAGACATTAGTGCAGGCAGCCAGCCTTTAGATTTGTGGATGTACGAAAACGGTGGAAGCACCTGTTTGATGTTGGCTTGGAATATCAACGATCAGGGATGGTCAATAGTTCCTGATGAAGCCTTCACAACCAATGGTATCCAAACGGATACAAATACCACAGTACCGATTACGACCACAACCGAAAGTCCAGTAACGACTATTCAGGAGACAACAACATCATGGGAAACGACAACAACATCCACGAGTACGACCACGACCACTTCTACTATTGCACCCTCCACGACTGTTCTTGTAACACCAAACTTGACTACTACGACACTTCAAACAACCACTACTTTAAGTCCGACCACAACACAAGAAGCAACAACAACAACAACAACGACAGAAGCCCCGAAAACAAAAAGCACCCTGTTACCAGAATCCAATGAAACATCATCTACCTCCTCAACTAGTTCTACTACAACTACGAGCGAGGCTTTGCCCGTAGAAACGACTTTGCCCACCACCCAATCAACAGAAGTTGAAGCATCGCCTTCAACGGAGTCTCCAACAACCACAGTCCAAAAAGCACCAGCAACGACATCCCCTGATACTACCGTCACGCCAGACACCCTCCCAGAGCCTTCTACGAGCCTACCTAACGCCACAGAAACCTCAACAACGGTAAACCTACCCTCCACAACTTTTCCAGAGGATGCGCCCCTGTTGCCTACTTTGTCTGACACAGAGTTTGTGGCTGTCTTACAAGATTTACAGGATGCGTTACCTGATCAGATAACAGCGATTGTGACCACATTATTGAACACGGAAGTTACGAGCGAACAGGCTGTTGAAGTGGTTTCCAGTTCCGAAGTGTTGGAATCTATTTCTGGTGAACAGGCACAAGAATTGTTTGATGCTGTAGATCAAAGTGCTTTGACAGTTGAGCAGCAGATAGACATTGTTGCAGCCGTGCAAGATGCACCGACAGCAGTGAAAGAAGCGTTTGAGAACGAGATAAATATCTTTGGTGGCGAAGGCTTTGATGACTATGTGCCAGTTGGCTCAAATGTGAATGTCGCTGTTAGACGCACAATTATTGTTGGTACTACAATCCTTGTGGCAATGCCATCACCAGTAGTCAGGCGCAACAGTTAATGAAAAATTATCTTGTAGAAAATGTTTGGGTTTGGGCTGGCACAGGTTTAGTGCTGCTCACCCTTTCAGGAACTACATTGCGTCAAGCATTATGGATTACCTGTTTAACGGTAGTGGTACATTCGTTAGCAACATATCTCAAGAAAGGCGATGATCAATGAAAAAGGTTCAAGATATTGCAGGCAGAATTGTTGCCTTGTTTCTCACTAACGCACTCGGAGTTATTACTGGCGCAGCCGTAATCGCACCTGATCTAGAGGTTTGGAAGTCGGCGTGTATCGCTGGCGCTGTTTCCGTGTTCAAAGTGGTTGAGTCACTTGCGAAAGCATCTATTGATGGCACACTTTCCAAAGATGAAATTGATGCAGCGTTCGGTGCTACACCTAAAAAGATCGCTAGCAAAAGGGCTGCTGCTAAATGAGTTTGTTGCCAATACATAAAATTGTTTTGCCATCAAACTTGGTTGGTGTTCCAGCAGGGAAGTTGCCTTCAACAATGTTGCTCAAAGTTGCTGGTGGAGGTTTCCTACATCCGAAAGCAGCGAAAGCATGGAACGCACTTGTCGCTAAAGCAGCAGCAGACGGTATTGAGTTGAAACCAACTAGCGCAGGAGATTTGTATCGTTCATACGATGTGCAGAAGCGTGGCTTTTTAACTCGCTATCAACTTGCACCTATTGAGGGTGCAAAGACACGCAAGTTTGAAGGCAAAGTTTGGTATCTGAAAAAAGGTTACGCACCGTTAGCAGCACCAGGAACTTCAAACCATAATCTTGGTATTGCGATTGATGTGGCTAATGCGAGTGGAAAAGTTTTGGAATGGATGAAAGAAAACATTGAGGCTTACGGTTTCAGTTGGGAACTACAAGAGGAAGCGTGGCATATCCGTCTAGTTTGTGGCGATAATCTGCCTGCTGTGGTTACTGGGGCATAAGATGGATATGGGTTTGGCTGCTATTTTGGTTGCAGTCATTACGACTGTTGGTGGCATTGTCGTTGGATATATGCAATCATTTAAGAAGGAAACATTAAGCGCAAGAGTAGAGAACAGGACAGATCACGCAGTTGTGCAAGCACAGTTACGGATGCTGCATAAAAGTGTGGACAGAGTTGGTGACAAGTTAGAAACACATATTGAACGACACGGAGAAGGTGTATATGGGAAAACTACTGGAACAAATCCAAACTGAAAAACCTAAAAGCGCTGGCGCAAAGTCACGCATACAAAGCATTCTTGACAGCATGACACCAGAGGATCGTGATGATCTTTTGGAAGCGTTAATGGACACAACAATCCAGACAGCCGTTATTCGTAATGTGTTGGCGCAGCGTGGATACAAGATGGCGCATTCAACTGTTGGTTGCTTCCGAAGGGATTTGGCTAATGGCGTTGCGTGACGAAATTGATCAAGCCAAAATTGTAGAGATTGATGTTGATGTGGTGCGTGTACGCAAGCAGCGTGACCAGTTAGCAAACCAGAACGCACGGCTACTTTCAAAGGTTGAGGAACTTGAGCGCACTTTGTCTGTGGTTGATATGGCTGAAGGTACAGCGATACAGCCTCCGATGTGGCTTGCACCTGTAAAACCGAAAAGCAGTGCAGGCACTCTCGTTGTCATGTTGTCAGATACACACTTTGATGAAGTGGTGAACCCTGATGAGATGGAAGGTTTGAACGCTTACAACCGTGAGATTGCTGTCATGCGTTTGGAGCGTTGGACACAGAATGTGATCAAGATGGCACGCCACTATTTATCTGGCGTTTCGTATGACGGTGTTGTGATCATTCTTGGTGGAGACATTTTCACGGGTGACATCCATGAGGAACTTGCTTTAACAAACGAGGACACGATGATCGGGTCATTGTTGTTTTGGTCTGAACAAGTTGCAGCAGCAATCCAGTTGCTTACTGACGAGTTCAAGAAATGCCATGTTGTTTCTGTTGTCGGTAATCACGGCAGGACTACACGGAAGCCTCGTATGAAGCAGCGTGTGAGAACTAACTTTGATTGGCTGATAGCAAAAATGATTGAACGCCATTTCACAAAAGATAAACGAGTCACATTTAGTATCCCCGAATCGGCTGATGCGTTAATCAATATTTATGATCACGGACATTTGATTACTCACGGCGATCAAGTTTCTGGTGGTTCAGGTTGGGGTGGCATCTACTCACCGATTATGCGTATGCGCTCACGCAAGGAAGCACGCTATCTCGCTACAGGTAAATCGTTTCAAACAATGTGGCTAGGTCACTGGCATCAATACATCAGCACACCAAAGATGGTCGTGAATGGAACGATGAAAGGTTTTGACGAGTACGCATTGTTGATGGGTTTCGGTTACGAGCAGCCACAGCAAGCATTGGCTTTAGTTACACCTGAAAAGAACATTACGATTCAAGCACCCGTATTTTTTGTTGATCGTAAGAAGGAATGTTGGTGATGACAACTTTTGTGGAAGTTGTTTGGCATGATGCGCACGCCGACACATCTAATTGGATTGAGATAAGCGAAGTTGGTTGCGATCCGTGTGTAGTTGTTTCGGTAGGCATTTTGTTGCCTGAAACAAAACCAGATCATATTGTTTTGGCGCAGTCGCAGAACAGTTTTGATCAGTTGGATTGTGTGTTGGCTATTCCTGTTGCGATGGTTAAAAGTATGCGTGCGATTTTTGCTGGTGGACTTGACACGGTTTGATCTGTAGTGTTTTTTTGTTGCGTTATGTTCTCCTTCTCCGTAACGCAACAAAGTGGGTTGAGCAGCCCTGTTACTGATCTAATAGGGCTGCTCCCTATTTACGGTGCGCTGAAATCCGTACCAGTATAGGGAAACAAAAGACTTGCAATCACTTGTTGAAGTTGGTATGATGGTGTTGTTAGCAAATAACCCTGAGGAGGGAATCATAATGAAAAAGCCAAGAGAGTTCAAACAAGGTAAGTGCGAAATCTGTTCTAAAAAAACAGAAGTCCAAAGACCAATCAACAGTTTTAATGCGTGGTGTTGTTTGCCTTGCCTTGAAACAATGGAAGCACGAAGTGCTGCACGAGGTGCTGCAGCAAACTTGTTCGGAAGAATGTTTTAACACGCATCGCTTACGAAACGATCAAACAACCCACAACCCTGAGGAGGGAAAAATGAAAGTCAGCATTTTAATAACAAACCATTATCTGGGATGCACGGAAGCAACCCACGAGGATCACAACAACTGCGATGTCCTCACACAAGAGTGTTGCATCGGTGACCCATCTCCACACCTGCGATTGGCAGCGATAGCAAGAGGTGAGAAGCGCAAGCACGGAATCAAGATTTCGGATTTGACTCTTGAGGAAGTAAAAGCGTTGGCAGAGGAATGCAACGAGCAAATCTACTTCACCAGTTCAACCCATCTAGACGATGGCTTCAGCAGCACCCGACACATCCACTACGCACTCAAGCGTCTGCACAACAGACTGACCAACCTGCAGAAAGCGATGGGGGAAACAAAATGACAAAGCAAGTGAGATGGAAGTGTGCGATCTGCAATGACGGTTTGCTCGCACCGAGCAAGCCACGCAAGAACGATGTGCGCAGGTACTGCCTGCCTTGTTCATCTGAGTCTGGAAAACTTGTTGAGCGAGTTGCACCAACTTTAGAAAAGCAACGCACTGCAAAGAAAGCAGCAGTCAAGAAAAAGACTGTGGCGAAGCGTGCAACGGTTGCGAAACGAACTGCACCTGCGAAAGCGCAGCAGCGTATTGATGCGCAGCGTGCAAAAATGATTCATGCCGAAGCAGAAAAGATTTGGAAGTTGATGCAGCCGTATCACAAAGGCAAACCACTTCCACAGATCAAGATTGCTCGTGGAAAGAACTGGGGCAGCCAATATGGATACGCCCAATCAGGATGGAATCATATTCAAGTCAATGTTGACCGTGAACAATCGGTGGGGCGCAGCAAACGAGTGTGGGAAGTCCTAGCCCACGAACTATGCCACTGCGCAGTGCCACCGATCTATCGGAACGGCGCACGGGATGTTCACTCAAGAGAGTTCTATGGTTGCCTCAAAGATGTATGGCAGAGGAGATGGAAGTGCGAAATCTCATTTGCAAAAGTTTCCACTTGGGGATACTCGGTGGATCACATCATTGCACGGCAGGCAGAGCATCTGATTGATTGGGTTCTGCCAACGATAGAGGTAGCGAAGAGGGATAGGGCATGAGGGCAGGCAAGGCAGGCGCTGCGCTCGTATGCCCTGCGTGTACGGCTTTGATTGACTTGCAATGCCTACACCAGAAACGGTATGGTGGTTACACGGGGAAATACCCCACGCTCAAGAGGAGGGCAAAATGAATGCAGTAGATCAGGTTGCAGAAGCAATAGCAACGCACGGCAGACCACTATGGGCTGCGCACATCCCATACCAAACACGGCAGCAAGTACCGAACCGAAAGATCGGTGAACTACTAGCCAACGCACATCGCTCACCCGACAGCGTTACACGGGCAGACCTGTATGGCGATCTGAAAGCGTGGTGCGCCAGCAATGTGTTTGCAGAAGTCACCGTGCCGATGCTCGCTACGGTTTCGGGATTGTCAAAACCTTCGGTTCGGAAGTTCATTGATGATCACGGCGATATGTTTAAGAGGATTGAGAAGCGCACTTGGGAAGTACGAGATCCGAAATCGGATCGGGCGCTAGACAAAAAATAACTCTGTTACACCCCTGAGTAATAGTTGAGATCAGACAACAACAAAGAAAGAAGCAAACATGAAGGTACTAGCAAAAGAAAAGCACGGCAGTAAAGATTGGTTGCTGGCACGCTGGAAAGACGAGAACGGTAACTGCGTTTTCGGTGCGTCAGACATACCAACCCTGATGGGTGCAAGCCCGTACAAGACCCGTGCAGAGTTGTTCGCAGACAAACTCAACGAGCCAGTTGAGCAACCATCAAACGCAGTGTTTGATCGTGGCAACATTCTGGAATCGCCATTGATCATCAACGCATCAAACAAGTTGGGCAAACAAATCTTTACGCCCGAAGTGATCTACCGAGACGGGCGTTTGTCAATCAGCCTTGACGGAGTGGACAACGAACAAAAACCAACTGTAGTTGTAGAAGCGAAAACAACAACCCGTTACAGCGTTTATGACTCTGGCGATTTGCCAGAAGAATGGTTGTGGCAAGGGTGGGCGCAGCAAGCCGTGTTGGGCGTTCCTGTTTGGTTCAGCGTGTTGGATCGTGACTTGCGTTTGAGTGTTGTTGAGTTACCAGAGAATAAGTTGGCTGAGGATAGTTTGATTTTAGAATCAGAAATCTTTGGTGACTGGGTTGATAACAATACTCCTCCGATGGATGAGATCAACAACTTCAGCGCAGATGACATCGCACGCATATTCAAGGTGCAACCAGCCAGCATTGAATTGCCTGAAGGCGCTTTAGATTGGGTACAGCAGTTAGAGGAAGCCCGTGCGATGGCGAAGCAGGCAGCAGAACTTGAATCAAAGTGCAAAGACGCTTTGGCACAAATCATGTTGGGCAACGATGTTGGTACTTGGCAGGGTGAACAAATAGTTTCGTGGAAGCAGCAAGCAGGAAAAGAATCGTTTGATGCTGCACGAATAAAACAAGAACATCCAGATTTAGTAAAGCAATATATGAAGCAAGGCAACCCATACCGTGTGATGAGAACACACAGAAAGAAGGCAAAGTAATGAGTGAGGAACTAGATACAACAATGTTGAAAGCAGTATTGGAGCAGTATGCAATTCCTGATCCAAAGATCGTTGGCACGATCCCACGCAATGGAATCAATCTGGCGTATGTGAGTCACGCAGACATCACAAAAATACTTATTGAGATTGATCCGAACTGGAACTGGCAGCCTGCTGCATGGGATAACGGCAGACCAGCGATTCATGTTGAGAACGGCACAGCAACAATGTGGGCGAACCTCACGCTGCTCGGAAAAACTTTGTTAGGTGTTGGTTCGGTGCGAGCCGATAAACAAGACTTAGACAAAGAATTGATTGGAGACTTTTTGCGTAACGCCAGTATGCGTTTCGGAATTGCACTCAGTCTTTGGTCTAAACAGGATTGGTCGGACAACACAACAATTGTGCGCACGGATGAAGTCAAGCGTTCAATACAAAACCATCCAGCGTCACAACCTGCCGAGCGTGAAATTACTCCTGCCGAAGTAGCAGAAATCTTTGGTGGTGCAGTTGTAACAGAGGCAGTAATCACACCGATCAAAGCAGCCGTAACGGGTGGAACTATCAGCGATAAGCAAAAGGGTTTGATCAGCAAACTTGCGAAAGAAAAAGTTGATGGAGATGTAACACCGATCTTGAAACAGCAGTTCAAAAAAACATCGGTGAACGAACTAACCACTAAAGAAGGTTCAGCACTGATCAAACTTTTGATGGAAGCAACAGTTGGCAAGCCTGTTGTTCTACCTGACGAGGAAGCCTTTTGAGGCGTGATCATTGGCGAGAGGATGCGTTGTGTTTGGGATTGGACTCTAGAGTTTTCTTTCCTGAATACAACGCATTTGAGTCTCGTTGGGATGACGCAAAATTGATTTGTGCGCTCTGCCCTGTACGCCAAGAGTGTTTGGATTTAGTGATCGGGTTGGATGAGGATTGTGATCGTTGGGGTGTGTTTGGTGGTATGACACCAGCGCAGCGCAGGGTTCACCGTGACGAATTGAGGCGCAGGAGATGAAATCTATTGGACAGCCACAGGCTGATTGTGATTGTGTGTTACAAAAAATTGTTAAGGAAACTAGATGTGGAAAGACGGAGGATGATGATGAGTAGGTACAACAGCAATTGGGGTAGCCATGATCAGTTGCAGGATTTGCGTAAAGCAAACATGGTGCTGCATCGTGAACTTGATGAAATAAAAGGTCGCACTGTTTCTATGGAGAATCAGATAATAGAATTGACTGATGAACTTTATTTAGCGCACGAAGCATTGCGCAGACAAATGCCTGAACACACATTGAGCGAGGTGAATAAGTGGCGTGGGTTGGCAACGATGATGAGCCACTTTGATATTTGCACTAGCGCAAGAATCACCTGCAATATTTGTGCAGAAGCACGCCGAGCCTATGTTGAAGCGCTTACAAATGGATGAGCGCAAAGGTGAATGTCAAGGCAATCAAGAGAAATGCAATTTGACTGGATGCCCGAAGTTCGGTGCGCTTGGTAGACCTGCCCGTGATGGTTTGCGCCGTGTGAAGGGCTGCAGCGATCCTACGGCTAGAGGTAAGCGCAACCGTTCTAAGGGCGATAGCAAGGCTCGTGTCGCACGCAAAAAACTTGGGTTGGCTGCTACAGGGAACGCTGGCACACGCCACGAGGAGCATTGGGGAGGAATGTTCAGAGTTGAGGTAAAGGCTGGCGCACAGATCAATGCGATCTGGACACGCTTCCGTGACGCACGACTGCAATCCAACGCTTCAAAATCTTTAGGCGATATAAGACCGTTCGCAATGATCGCTATGCCTGACGGAACATCAGAAGGAATTGTTTTGATGTCGCTGGATGAGTTCGCAGAGTTGTGTGCGCTGCTGTGAGCAAAGTATTTTCAGAGGAGCATTACAACGCAGACGATAACGCCAAACATAAAGTCATTGAATGGTTGGTTGCACAAGGTTTTATGGCTTGGGTTAATCCAGATCAGTATGGCATTGATGTTCAAGGCGTGCGCAACGGTGGCTGCTACGAGTTTGAAGTAGAGGTCAAACATAATTGGTCTGGTACAAACTTCCCGTTTGACACAATCCATTTTTCTAATCGGAAACGCAAGTTCGCTACACCAGACAAATTGACTTGGTTTGTGATGTTGAATGACGAGCGCACACACGCCCTACTTATTTCTGGGGAAACCTTTTTGGCTGCACCTGTTGTAACAAAGAACACGATCTATACGCAGGGAGAACAGTTTGTGGCGATCCCTATTGCGCAGGGTAGATTGATCACGCTTCAGGAGGGCTTGTGACACCGATTCAGATTGATTCAATGATTGACAAGATTTGTGGGATGTACCCAACGACACCTGTGCCTCGTAACGGTATGAAAGCGTTGTGGCGTGAGGATGCGCTGCTGCTTTCTGTTGATGTGAAGCAAGGCAGGGAAGTTATGGTGCTGGTTGAGAAGCACAACACGATCCCATCGCTGCCAGAAATAAAAACTATGGTGCGAACAATTATGAAAGGAACTGTGGGTAGTGTTCCACCCTGCACGGTTTGTAACGGTACGGGTTGGGATGACGGTTTGAGAATTGAGGATGGGATAGTGGTTCACGATCTTTACACGGTGGTTGATGTACGAGGAAAGGTTTGTACGACAGTTATTCGTTGTGAGTGTATGAAATAAAAGTTTGACAATCGGCTAGTTGCATAGACCTAAGCGAGTCGCATCGCAGTTGGATGACCTGTGGTAACACAGTTAGATCACCATGCGCTTTATCATGCAACACAAAATGATTTACGCAAGATGGTGGGGCGCAGCGTAATAAAATAAATAGGGTGTTGGAGTGTGGCATACCAACGGGGGGCATTACATCTCCGAGTTTGGTGTGATGTGAACATAAAATATATATTTTGTATGTGCTTCAAGGTGCAGGTGTTAGAGTGGTTGCACACGCCGAAGCGAGGCGAACGAGGCGCACAGCCAATCCAAGTTCCATGAGAAGGACTTACGATGAACGGAGTAATTATGAAAAAGATTTTTGTTTGTATTGTGGCATTAAGTTTAGGGTTTGCGAATGTTTCTGCTGTTGATGCGAAGCGTTTACCAAAAGTGAACTGTATGAATGTGTGGAAACTTACAACTGAAGCAGGTTGGAGTAATGCTGATGTTCGTATGGCTGATCGGATTGCGTTTCGTGAGTCACGCTGCAATAAGTTGGCGCACAACAAACTTGATCCTGTAACTATTAAAGGTGTTAAAGGTTCGCTTGGTTTGTTTCAGATCAATTTGTTTTGGCTGTCAAAAACGAGTTCGTATCCTAAAGGTTTTTTGCAAACTGTTATGAAGCGTGATCTTGTTCCGACAGATTTGTTTGTTCCCGAAATCAATGTCGCTGCTGCAGAGGCGATTATCAAATACAATCGGGCTAACGGGGGATGTGGCTGGCAGGCTTGGAATGGCTGCTAGTTTCTAAAGAAAGTTTCAAGAAACCCCTGAAACCCGTACTGGCATAGGGTTTGACGGGGGTTGAATGATTTGCAATGTTTCGCTACTTAGGGCATGATTAATACATCAGCCACACGGTTGATAGAAGCCCTGAGGAGGGATCATGAAGACAGCGACATACAAAAAGCCAACGAAGGTTGGTATTGCACGCACACTCAACGATGCGAGGTGCAGCAAATCAGGTTGGGATGCATCCAGAATGGTACGGGGATACGGATCAGTAACTTCGGGTTGGGTTTGCACGCAGTTGGAAAACGGTGACTTCAAAATTGAATACAAGGCTTCAATGGGAACTTACAACGGCGTAGACAATGTCGGTTTGACTGACGAGGAAAGAATGGAGCGCCACGAACGCTGCACAAAAATCTTTATCAACCAGTTAGAGACTTATACAAAAGTCTTGATCGCAAAAGGCTACAACGCATACGGCTTTACAAAAATGGTTGAGGCAAAAATTGCTTCTGGGGATTTCAGCAACAGGACTTACAAGCCTTGCCAAGAGGTTGAGGGTTTCGTAACCGTAAAAAACGAGGAGACAAAATGAAAACTACATCGCACGCAAGAGAAGTAGTTGCCTTTATCAATTCTGTAGAGGATAAAGATATCCAAAATGAAATGCTTGACATCAGCAGCAACTACTCACAGGCACTCGCAGGGCTGAGGCTTGCAAAAAACTTTCTTACAAAAATTGACGATGAAACAGGAACCGATCACGAAGAGTTGTTTGTTCAAATAACCGACCTGCTTGAAAGCATTAAGCACAGCGAAATCAGTATGCTTGAAATAGTAGCGAACTGGTAGAAAGCAAAGTTCGGGTGGCTGGCAGGCACTTGGGTTCAAGCCCCAAGCATCCACAAGGCAACAACGCCGAAGTTTCCCAGAGGAGGGAAAATGGAAACCGTCAAAGCAAACATTAAGAAAGCACTAATAAAAAAATACAAAAACAGAGACGAGTTTTTCTCTGACATCAAACTTAATTTGGATGAGGACACAGCAGAGTTCCGAACAGCACAAGCATTGGTTTACGCTTTGGATCATTGGCAGTATCAGCAATGGAAAATCAACGACTCATTAACCAAATTGATTGACAGCGCAAAAAAGACACAAGAAAATGTAAAAGAATATAAAGAGTGTCGTACTTACTGGATTGGACAATCCAACTTTCAAGAAAGTTCTGCAATTTCAAGAGAAATTCAAAACGGGATATTGCAACTTTGTCATTTAATTGAATTAGACGGAACTACAACGGCAGAATTATTTAAGAAAGTTATTACATTCATCAACTTTGATAGTTTTATCTGAGACAAGGAGAACAACAAAATGAAAATTACAAAGCACACACTGGAACACATCCAACTAATTGAGACAGGGCGTACAGCCTTGTTTGAGGTAAACATGATCGTGGCAATGCACGATTGGGAGGAAAGCAAAGATGACGAAGATGGCTTCTATGAACTAGGCGCACTTGGTTGGCTTACCAACCTGCTCACTCTCGCAGCAGCAGGCAACGACATCCAGCACGGAGCAGCAGAGTTCCTGAAAGCAACAATGACATTGAACGAGAAACGGGTACACCTGTGCAAAGTAGAAAAGATCACAGCATGAAACAATCAGCATTTGACAGTTGGCTTACAACACAAGATGATGAACCAGCACATTTCATCTTTGACATCACGGCACACAATTACGATTGGTCAATAGAACACTCTGTAATTGACGGACTATGTTCACACTGCGATCTCGTTGTAGGGATTGATTCCGATTACGGAAGCACAAAAAACTACTGGCAGATAGACATTGACGGAGAAGTTTTGTGGTGCGATGAATGTTACGAAACCCTGACTGCAGAAATAGGAGAAACAAAATGAATCCATTTATAGACAACCCTGCATTGCTTGTGTTCTCAGGCATCGCTATCGGACTTGTCGCTGGCATATATGTTGGCATCATTGACGGGATACAACGAGAGCAAAAAGCGCAAGCAGCACGAAACCGTATCCAACGAGAACTGCGCTCACGAGAACGAAACCAACGCCACGAACAGTGGGAACGATCTAGTGGTCAGGTAAAGTAAGAGCGCACCAATGGCAAGCAGCGCAACCTCACTTCACCCTCCTCGGTTAGAGAGTTAGCCCATCTGCAATGATGGCATTGGTACTAGACATGGAGAACAACAATGACAATCAAAGACTTAGAGGCAGCCGTAGCGTTCTTACGAAAGATGACTGTTGGACAGATGGAAGTGGATTTGTTGATCCAAACTGTGGAAGCATTAGAAACAGAAATTAAGAAAAGGAGAACAAAGAAATGAGTGAATCAGCAACAGTTGAACTGGCACATTGGCAGGCACGCTGCGATGAAATGCAAGTGGCGTTAGAGCGTGTCCGTGAGGAACGGGATGACTTACGCATCAACAACGATGCGCTGACCGTTGCTTACGCAAAGATCGCTAACGAAGTTGCGCAACTGCGCTCTGTTGTCAGCCGTATCCAAGTAGCGATGTCACAAGGACAAGAACTGTGATGGAAGTCTTTGCGTTAGAACCAAAGTTCATAACCATTCTGGCTGACGATGATGGCTACTGCAGATGGAAAGTAACGCTGCGCAACTTTGATACAGGAGACAAACCCATTGATTTACTTATCATGATGGATGTTGATGGTGAAATGGCATTAGCAACACGCCCACCACACGATCCTTCATGCAGTTGGTCTCCACCTGTTTACCCTGCACGATCATGAAGATTATCTGCAACAAATGTCAAGCAATCCTGACATGGAATCCAGAACAAACAAACGGCTGCCTTTGCGATAGTGACGCACCAACATGGATTTGTATTACCCGAACAAAACAATTCGTTCATATGAGCCACGCCGACTACACAATTGAGGAACAATGATCCGAAAAGAAATAGAACACCTAGCAATCAACATTGATGAACTACACACGCACCCATCCAATGTGCGACAGGGAGATGTAGGTGCAATCAGCGAATCATTGGAAGCGCACGGACAATACCGATCAATCGTGTATCAGCAATCCACCAAACGAATCCTCGCAGGCAACCACACCTACAAAGCAGCAAAGGCTTTAGGTTGGACACACATCGCAGCAACACCTGTCATCTGTGACGATGAACAAGCCTTGCGCATATTGCTCGCAGACAACAAAGCCAACGACTTAGCCACTTACGATGAACCAGAACTCATAGAACTATTGAAACAACTCGCCGAGACAAGCGATGGACTATTAGGCACACTCTTTGACGGAGATGAACTAGACAGCCTCATAGAAGACAACAGCCACTTTGAGTTACCAACCGATGCAGATGATGTTCCAGACAAAGCACCAGCAATAACCAACGCAGGTGATGTATGGCTACTAGGCAAGCACAGAGTTATGTGTGGTGACTCAACGATCAGCGACCAAGTCAAAGCACTCATGAATGGTTTAGAAGCAGACCTTGTATGGACAGACCCACCATACGGTGTCGCTTACATAGGCAAAACCAAAGACGCACTCACCATTGAGAACGATGATATGGATATAGATGCGCTGCAAGAGTTCCTAACCAAAGCGTTCACTGCAGGACACGATGTAACAAAGAAAGGTGGCTGCTGGTATGTAGCAGCACCATCAGGCAACATATTTCAAGCGTTCAGCATCCCACTAACCAATCTCGGCATCTGGAGACACACACTCGTATGGGTCAAGGACAGTTTGGTAATGGGTCGTGCCGACTACCACTACAAACATGAATCAATCTTTTACGGCTGGAAGGAAGGCGCAGCCCACCAAGCCCCACCAGATCGTAAGCAAGACACCGTCTGGGAGATACCACGACCCAAGCGCAGCACAGAACATCCAACGATGAAACCAGTGGAACTGATCGCCAAAGCAATCAAGAACTCCACCAACCAAAACCAAATCGTCTTAGACCTATTCGGTGGATCAGGCAGCACACTCATCGCAGCACAAGAAACCAATCGCATCGCATACCTGATGGAACTAGACCCACGCTATGTAGATGTGATCTGCGCCCGATACCAAAAGCACACAGGAAACCAACCCGTACTAGAAGCGACAGCCGAACCACACAACTTTATGACTGATGCCGATTAAACGACCCTGCCTCACCTGTCGCACACTTACTACGAACACACCACGCTGCGACACCTGCCAAGCAACATGGACAAGACAACATCCGAAACCTGACAGACCCCACTATGCAGGCACATACAAACGCAGAGCAAAGATCATCCGAGACACAGCAATCGCCTGCTGGATATGTGGACAAGGCAAACGCCAAGACGATCCATTCACAGCCGATCATTTAATACCAGCCGACCCCCACAGCCCACTAGCAGCAGCCCATCGCTCCTGTAACTCAAGACGCCAAAACAACCCCATAACCCCCCACTAGAACCACCAGCACACGCACACACAGCCCTCCTAACGCCCTCAAACCCCAAGACCCCTATATCCACCCCCACCAAACCCCAGACCCCCCCACCTATACCGTTTTTTCCTACACCTATACGCTGGCTACCCCTGTGCCCCCATTCCGTAGGCATCGTCAGCAAAACTAGTTTTATTGGTAGGGCAATTGACTTGCTTTCTGGGGTCGGGTGGGCGTATGCTGGTCTTGTTAGCGAAACAAGCCCTGAGGAGGGAATCATGAGCAAGACGCACTTAATAAACACAAGAACAAAAAAGATTGTTCGTACTTTTGAGACTCGTAAGAGCGCAGAACGATTTGCGCAACTTTACAGCGATCTTTGTGGTCAGCAGTGCGCATTCAGCACAAGGACAGCAAAATAGTGGGTTACATGGTTGAGGTGAACAAGGGCAAGCGCAACGCCGTCATGAACTTGCAGGTCGGAGATGTTTTCACTTGGTACATGCACAAAGAAAATTATCTGGTGCAGGAGATCAAACCTTCAACACGCAAGAACGGAAATACTTGGGTGGTTGTCACTGTGGGTTGCTCTACGGGGATTGTCACCGAGCGCAAGTTGCCTAAAGATTCTTTGGTCGGATTACTGGAGGCAAAATAATGAATCAAGTATTAAAAAAGTTCAAAGGTTCTTTCGGCAGTCAAGTGACATTGGAACTTGCTGAATGTCCAGAGGATGGTGGGCGATGGGCTTTGTATTGTGAACATGAAAACGGTGTTGGCATTCTCCAAGACACAAACCGTAATCGGATTAGTGCGTGGGGTTCTCATTCAATTGCGTGGTGTCCACTTTGTCAGGATATTGCGCAGGAGGCAAAGTAATACAATAAGTGAACTTCCCCCTGTGGGCTGCGTTTCCTTTGATCGGGGAGGCGCAGCCCATTTTTTGTTTGTAGCATGGCACAATGATCATTTATAGAAAGTTGATTTGATGGGTGGCAAGGGTAGTGGTGGCAGCAATCGGAAACCTGTGGAACGCAAGATGCGTATCGGTAATCCGTCAGGGCGCAAACTTCCTGCTGTAACAAAGTCGGCAGAGATCATTGGTTTGCCCAGCAACCATATCCCTGAACCTCATCGCCCAATCGGTGAAGGCAGCAGGAGGCTTTGGAATCAGGTTTGGCAATCAGGTGCAGGTTGGCTCAAACAAAATATGGATACAGAACTGATTTTGATGTTGTGTGAAGCAACTGAGGAACGAACAAGGCTGCGAGTTATGTTGCAGGCAGATCAAACTTTGTGGCGTGAACGCCGTGCGCTGCGTGAGATAGATCGCCAGATCATTACTTTGTTGGGTCAGATAGGATTCAGTCCGTCAGAGCGAGGACTATTAGGAACAGGTGAAACACAAAAGCATGAGTTCAGCGACCTCAACAAACGCATTGCCGAAAAGCGTTCAGCCAGCAGGTAAGTGGAAACCAGCGTTTTATACGGAACGCAAAAACAAATCATCTGATGGCGATGAGATTATAAGTTTCGCAGAAAATTATTTCAATGTCTTGAAAGGCTTTCGGTCAGGTGAACCGTTGGTATTTACCAACTGGCAGAAGTGGCTGCTCCGTTCTTTGTATGAGCGCAACGATGTAACAGGCAGGTTGCGTTATCGCCGTGCGCTTATCGGTTTGCCTCGCAAGCAGGGGAAGTCTTTAATGATGTCTGCTGTCGGTGTGTACGGAATGATCGCAGGCGAATCAGGATCAGAAGTTTATGCTGTAGCAAACGACAGACAGCAAGCACGAATCATTTTCAATGAAGCAAAACAACAAATAGTGAACAGCCCGTTGCTCGCTGCAGAATCAAAGGTGTATCGGGATGCGATTGAGATGCCACGCTTCGGCTCTGTGTTCCGTGTGCTGTCATCGGATTTTAAGGGGCAGGCTGGTCTAAACCCTTCACTGGTTTTGTTTGATGAACTTTGGGGGCAGAACACTCCCGATCTCTACGATCAGATGACATTAGGTTCAGGCGCACGCATAGAACCATTGACGGTAAGTATTACCACTGCAGGATATGACTTGGATTCGTTAGCAGGGAAGTTGTACCAGTACGGCAAACAAGTTGCTGCTGGCGAAGTAGAGGATGATCAGTTTGGTTTTTGGTGGTGGGAAGCACCAGAGGATTGCAAAGTGGATGATCGGAAGGCGTGGCAGGTTTCTAATCCAAACTTGGCTGAAGGTTTACTTGACCCAGAGGATTTGGCTGTTGCAGTTAAACAGACTTCAGAGATGGGTATGCGCAGATGGCGATTAAATCAATGGGTGCGTTCACAAGAGAGTTGGCTGCCTGTGGGCGCTTGGGAACAATGTGTTTCTGATTTGCAGTTTGATTCGGAACTTCCTGTTTGGGTTGGAATTGATATGGCGTTAAAGCACGACACGATTGCTGTGTGTGTTGCTCAACCACAAGCAGATCGGGTTGTTGTGCGCTCAAAGATTTGGCAGCCCGAACTAGAAGGTGTTGATGTTGTGGCTGTAGAACATTATTTGCGTGAACTACATAACCAGTTTCAGGTACAGGAGTTTGCGTTTGACCCTGCTTATTTTCAACGCAGCGCAGAAGCGTTATCTGATGACGGACTACCGATGGTGGAGTTCCCACAGTCAGGCGCACGCATGATCCCTGCTTGTGGTAACGCCTACGAAATGATTGTGAACCGAAAGATCGCTCACGATGGTTCACCAACATTCACAGATCAAGTGCTTTCTGCTGCACAACGGATGACAGATACAGGGTGGCGTTTATCTAAAGGCAAATCTAAAAGAAAAATTGACGCTTGTATTGCTATGGTTATGGCGTTAGATCGTGCAACAACAAAACCCGTTACACCAACCTCAGCGACAGTATTGGATATTTGGTCATGAACAAAAAAGAAACTATTACAACAGCAATAGAAATTGTGGGTGGCATTTTGATTGTTGTCGGCATCGGCTGTTTCAATGTTCCCGTTAGTGTTATTGTTGCAGGCGTTCTGATGGTTATCGGTGGAGGCTTGGCAGCATGAGTTTATGGAAACGGACTGAACAGCGTGCTTTGCCTACAAGCATTGACCCATACCAGATAACTGCACGCCCGTACTACAACAACTGGTCAGGCGAAATCGTTAATGAAACTTCTGCGTTTGCTCACAGCGCATTTCTTGCTGCAGTAAGCATCCTCGCTGATTCGGTTGCGTCTATGCCGATTGAGGTAGTGCGTAACCGTAGAGGCAAAATAGAGAACATCCCAACGCCATCTGTGTTGATGAAACCAAATGACAGACAAACAATGTTTGACTTCATTCACCAAACGATGCTCACCCTCACCATTCACGGTAACGCATACATTTACGCCCCAAGAGGTTCAAATGGTTTCCCTGTTGAAATGCGCAACATACATCCGAACGCAATCAAAAACATTACAGACACAGATACAAGCGAAACTTTTTATCAGATCGGCAAAGAACAATTTTCATCCGATGACATCATTGCTATTCACTGGATGATTCTGCCGAACTACAAAAAAGGTTTGTCACCTTTGGAAACTATGCGCAACACAGTCGGTATGGGGCTTGCGATGGATAGGTTCTTGGCACAGTTTTATGGTGAAGGCGCAACACCATCATCGGTATTGGAAACAGATCAAGCGATAACACCTGAGCAAGCAAAACAGATCAGGGATAATTGGGAGGAGTCACATTACAAGCATCGCAAGCCTGCTGTGCTTCAAGGTGGTTTGAAGTGGCGTTCTGTAACAACTAGCGCAGCCGATATGCAAATGTTGGAACACAAAGAGTCAATCATTCGTGACATCGCCCGTGTTTATCGCATCCCGTTGCACTTGATCATTGGTACTGGTGGTGATTCGCAGACCTATCAAAACTTAGAGGCTTTGGGTTCAGCGTTTTACAAATACACTTTGCTCGGATGGGTGCGCCGTTTGGAAGAATCTATTTCAAGCAGACTGCCTATAGATACATACATCAAGTTTAATGCTGATGAGTTCTTGCGTGCTGATCTAACAACTCGTGTGAAGGCACAACAAATCCAGATCATGTCTGGAACGATGACACCGAATGAGGCTCGTGAATTAGAAAACTATGAACCGTATGAAGGTGGCGATCAGTTTGTTATGGGCTTGGCTGGAACTGCGATTGCAGGTGTTGAGGGTGGGGAACTTCCAACTTTGGGTACAGATCCGAAACCACCAGTGAGGTAAGCCATGAAATCCGTATCGGTCACAGTAACTACTTCACCAACATTAATTGT